TGGATGATTTGCATAGGGATTTGTAGCTGTTCAGAACTAGGATCAAATTGACCTTGAGACGGATCAATAATTACCTCTGGAATATAGATAATCATTACCCGCTTATCAGTCCCTACGACTAACCCAGAAAACTCATGGGCATTCAAAGGATCACCCATAGAATTGCCAGTGATTGACCGACTAATTGAAAGGGTAACAAACGCCCCATCTTCAACTAAGTTATCGGAAAACTTCAAAGCCCGATTAGCACCAACAGCAAAAGTATTGGCGGTTGTCCCTGTAAAGGCAGCATAAGGTTGTTGAGTCAAAGGAACTGATTTTTTAGCCCCTGTGATATCAGTTTTAGAGCCATAGGTTTCAGCATCAGCTACCACACCAAAACCTACCTGTCCAGTCGTTGCAGCCGCATAGGTAGCAGTCTTAGCTTGAACTTGAAAGGGTTGGGTGACGTCGTAAGTACCACTCTCAAGTTTTTTGCCCATAGCAAACGCCATCATCTCGAAGTTAAAACCTGAGTAGGTTAGTGTGGCTACGGGGTCGGAGCTTTGCACCAAGATGTCATCGGTGATGTTTTCCCCTAAGTTGTTGCGTCGGGTTGTTTTCCGAGTTTGGCGGTTAGGGTTAATGGTGATGTTTGATGGAGTTTTCCAGTTATAAATTAATCCGGTTTTTAAATCTCTCAGGGTTGCATTGGTAGAAGCAACAAACTGAAACGTTACCGCATCGCGTTGTGACTGCATTGTTTTAATCCTCTAAATAATCAATTCCCGTAAAGCTAAAACGCAAGAAAGCATAGACAGGTTGAGATAGTTCATTTACCATGATTCTATACTCGGATCTAAAGCCTCCTTGTGCTATGATTGGGGAACAGTTCTTAGACTCTTTCCACTGAGTTAGAGCTTCGTTTAATTGCCAACTAACCCATCTCAAAATGCCCGGCAAAAGCTCCTGATCTGGGAATGATAGGCAATAGGAAATTACAAAGCTGGTTTGGCTTTTCGGGTGTCCATACTCAAAGTTGTCAGATAACCGATAAACTTTGAGTAATGGAAACCGCGATAAGTCAGGATTGACGGCATCATAACAAACTGTATCCCGACACGCGATCAGATTGGGGTCAATCTTTTTAAGTTCAGAATTTAACCACTCCTGCAAATATTTAGCTAATTTAAGACATATAGGATCAAGCATATCGAGTCCCCCTTCTTTTCAGTCTAGGGGTTTGCTTTGTTTTTCGGTGTCTTAAAGGTTTGGAGGCATCACAACAGCATCCGGGTTTTGCAAATTGAGCGAGTTTAAGCCTAGCTGATGCCCTGAATAACTCTAAGTTACCCGCTTTTTTCGCCTTTTCAAATTGCTCTCGCTTAGCTTTTTGGATGCGTTCTTCTTCTCTGTCAATTTCTGATAATCCCTCACTTCGTTTAGGACTTGCTCCTTTTCCGAAGCGGTAAGTTTTTTGTAATTCATCTAATACCTGTTCGTAAGTTTCCTTAATAATTTTATCCTGCCCTCTTTGATTAAGCGACAATCTTTCGGCAGCCGCATTGAGATAGTCAGAGACTTTACCTGTTAGCATTTTCTCTTGATCAAATGCTCCTAAAGCTCTTTCTGCCGTTTCCGCTATCTCATTGGATTCGTCAATGTTGATCTTATTGCCAGCCCTCTCTAAATCCTGAGCAGCTTTTGATTTGCCAACGGTAGAGAATAGCCGTTTATCTCTGGATAGTTGCCGTTTAATAGCTGATTGAATTTGGGCTTTTTCAACAGCTAAGGATCGGGTTTCGGGTGTGAATCCTAATAAGTCTAATAAACCCCCTTGAGACTCGGTTTTTGTTGGGGTATTTTTAATCATATCCCCTAGTTCTTCTATGGTGTCATTGTTGATTTTCTTCCCTCGTTTTTCTTCCTTCTCAACTAAGTCTAAAAGGTCTTGCTGTTGACGGTGATCCTTGATTTTAGCCCCAATTACCACAGCCCTCTGTTCGGGGATTTGACCCTGTACAACACGGTTAAATAATGAATCACTTAGACTTGCTAATGCCAGCCCGTCCTCAGCTATACGCTCCCGCATTGGTACGCCTTTTTTCTCTAATTCCTGTTTAGTTACACCGGAATCTCTAAAGAATTTAGCCGCGTCTTGGGCGTTACCTCGACCTTCAGCAATGTTAGTTAATGCACCAATAGCACGGGCTTCCTGGGGTGTTTTAGCGTCAATTAGCTTAACCGTAACAGAGGGAGCATTTAGCTTTTTAGCTAGTGCTAATCGGTTATGACCATTGACAACGTTGACATCTCCATTTCGGGGGTCACGCCATACCTGTAAAATTCCTCCTAAGTTTGAATCCCATTTCTTGACACCGGATAAACTACCAACTTCACCGGATTTGGTTTGTTCACCGATGATTTTATATTGGAATCGTTTGGGGTCAACCTTGATTTTATTCGGGTCAGCTTCGGCAATACCAGAAGGGAGGATGGCTTTAGCTCCCATAGTTTTAGCCGCACTATTTAACTCCTTAGCACGGCGTTTATTCTCTACTTTTCCCTGTAATCTATTAACATCCTGAACTAAACCCTGTTCTGTTTCGTTTAGTTCACCCCCTGCTTTTGACTTTTTGAAAGCCTCTTTTCTAGCTTGAACATAATCTTTAAACTTTAGAGGTTTATCGAGTTTGTTTCCTGTTTTTGGATGGGTATAACAGTTTTTAGAACTGGGAATAAATACACCTTTATTACCGCAAGGATAGGATGCAAAGTTAGCTATTTTGGTTTTACGTCGTCTTAATGTACTGTTTCCAAAGTCAATCATTCTACCAGTCCTCTCCTCACTCCGTGCGAATTGTGCCATGCGAGGATAGAACTTTTCCATCCAGTTCGGGATGTATTTAACAAGACTCGGAAACAAAGTTGGAAAGTCAATCATTCTATCCTCGCACCTTTAAACTAAAGTTTTAACCCGATCATTTTCAATCTTTAGAATCCCTTGTAATTCGTTAAAAGGAATCACACCGACCGAAGTTTCAAACTGAATACCCCAATAAAGGGTATCAACTGTTAACGCATTAGTGTCTAACGGCCCTATATCAAATCGAGCCACAATCCTTTGACTATTACTAGCTTCAGTATCAACAACAATTTGAGTCGGGGTAGTCTTAATAATCTTAGATCGGGAATCATCTAAGTCGGGCAAAGCAATCAAATCTTTAGCTACGAATTTAAGTTTCCCACCCGTTAACCCCGTCCCCGTTACTGTAACAGTGACGGGGATTGTCCTCTGTCTTTCTAATATAAATCCATTTAACGGCGCTCTATCTACAAAAGCATTGATCATAATTAATTTTTCTTTTTAACTCCAATTAATTTTATCAGCTTGGCAGGGATTCTTTTGAGCAACAATTGTGGTTTGACGGGTATATGTTCCTGGGGTCAAAACTTTCAACTTAACGCCGGGCAACTTCAAGGTTTGTGTTGGCATCATCGGGTTAACCATAGGAGGAGGTAAACCCGGGATGTTGAAATCTAATTGATAACCCGCTACATACTGTCTAAGGGTGTACAAAGCATTCCGGTAAAGGATAGCCCCAAATCCCATATCTCCCCCCATTTGTGGGTTTTGCATCTGTTGAAAATGCACCACCGCAAGGGAAGCGACCGTCAAATCCTCAACAATAGAACTAATAATCTGTAAGGCATCGCGGGCATTTGAAGGTATTGGCAACTCATAAACAAAGTTAAGAATTGAATTTACCTGAGCCTCAATTTGACTGCCTTTTTGATCCAACAATTCCAGGTCAACTTCCTTAGCACCAAAGCTAGATCCAAAGGGAACACCCGACGCGGTTGTACTGAGTTCAAGCCTCCCTCTTAATATTCTTGCTATGCGGTCAGGAGTTGTGTAAATCATTGGATCAAAATAGATTCTTTTAATTCGTCCCAAGACTTCCCTCTAAGTGGGATTCTTGTATCTAAATCCTCAACAGAGGTAAAGGGTTGTTGCTCCCGTGCTTTGTCAAGTTTAGTGGCGATCGCAGCACCAACACCTGGCAATTTAGAAAGCTCGTCAATCGTGGCTTTATTAATATCTGTTTTGGGTAAAACAGCACCAACAACAACGGTTTCAGTGGGAAAGGCTTTGGGAATTGTACTCGGAGCTTCTACCGAGAATGAGATGCTATTCTCAACTTTCACGTCCGAGTTATTGATAGTTGGGGTTAATACTGCATCAGGGTTTTTTGGTTCATCCTGTTGCAAAATATCAACCCGTGCTAACACTTCCTCTGGTAATTCGCCAGGGTTATAGATTCGAGGGTGATAGATATTCCCTCGATTGACCGCCATTTTGAGAAGTTTTACAGGTCTAGTGGTATCTATCATGCGACTGTCCGACCTCCTAATAAGTCAGGCTGTGGGAAGAAAGGAACCATTTTGCCAACGCAGTAGGAACGGTCACGGGGTGGGGATGTTTGCAATTGTTCAGTCTTCACAAATAAACCCGATCTCCCTTCATTCTCAATCGTGGGGCCGAATAATCTTTTGCCCATGCCAGCAGTCAGGAAACAGTAGGCATTGTCATTCAGGTAACGACCTTTGACCGTTTGACCCGGCGCGGTTTCGATCTCATACTGAGCATCGTAAATCTCTAATTGAGTTTTGGACATTGCCAGTTGAGGGACAACCCGCATTAGAATCTCAGGAGACACGGCACTAGCCACACCCGCAGCCGGAACATTAGACAACATCCCAGTAGATAACGCTCGGTTACGGGTTGATTCTTGACGGCTTAAATGGATAGCCAACCGATTAGACATCACAATCTTGTCGGGGTAATATCCTTTCTTGTCGTAGAAGTTGAGTAAGTGATCTTCAATATCCTGCAACCCTGTGGCTGTAGTGTAAGCATCCCATTTAGCCGTCCCAGATAAGGCTGTAGGATACTGATCGGCTGTAGTGGTATAAGCCAATTTAGCCGTTACACCGGATCGGGGGTCGGTATAACTAACTTGACCCGACTGTAAAACTTGCCAAGTTAAGACGTTGGCTAGTTTGATCACCCGTGGCTGCAAACTAGCGACGGAGCCGTAAAGCATATCAATGAATGTCTGGGACATATTGCCCGGTAACATCCGTTTAAACTTCAGCATTTGCTCCTGCTTTTTCTCATCCCAGTTGTGGGCGATCGCCAGCTTAAAGAAGTCTCCATCAAACTTAATTAGACTTCCTGCACCCGTTGAGACAACCTCACCATCAACGGAAATCACGGAAGCGATTGCTAGGTTTTGTTTAACAAGATATGCCAACACATCAGGGTCATCGGAAAACTCAAGGGTGACAAAATCATCCATCAGTTTGTATTGACTCAGAACGCCGGGGTCGGGTTTTTTGCCCATCCGTTGTAGGAGGGATTCTTTATCTGGGTCAATCAAGAATTGAAAAGTATCGTTATACAGGAGTTGAACCTGTGCAGCCGATACGTTATTTAAGAAATCTGCAATATACATTAATCAAGTCCCTCCGTTAAGGAATAAAAGTTAGTTTCGGCAGTTGGCTTTGGATGTCACCGTCAATGTATGGCAACGCATTAATAGAAACGACACCACCTGAGTATGGAGCGATAAACTGATCTCCGTCATAGAGCGAGATAGTGCTATTCAACACTCCGACAACAACATCCCCAATCGTGCCGATCTTGGCTCCAATAGCTAGGGAGGCGTTACCACCTTGAGGGGTGATCGTCAAGGTTCCGATTGCAGTGGTCACATCAGCAACCGCAGTCCCTAAAGTGTTAGCAACGCCCTGAGCTACCGTTACAGCCGTGGTAAAGATGATTCCTTCCTGGTCTGTAGTCAGTGTCAAAACACCGCCCGGAGTTGTTACTCGGATTTCTTCTAAGGGAGAAGACCCAGATTGTGCTTTGGTGATAGCCGCTTTTAGACCATCGGCAACGTTCTGATTTGATGCAGCCGTGGCAACGAATGAAATCGGAGCGTCATTGATGGAAACGGTAAAGATATTGCCAACAGCAACCGAAGCAAAGGTAACGGTTGTAACTTGTCTTTGAGTCAAAGAATCAATACCCGTCACAGTCCCAAATAGCGGGGCTGTAGCTGCACGAATAGCGGTTTCTTCTGTGTACCGTGAAACCCCTGGTGCTGCAATGTAGCGAAGTACATCTCCAATCTTGAAAACCTGGGGGCATTCCACAATTACAACAGTTTCGCCGGAAACATAGGGAGCGAGAATCTTAGCCCGACCTAAAGGACGATGACCGCCTGTAGATTTCTTAGCAAGAAAAACACCCGCAGGAACGGATTTAGATCCTGCAATAGATGGGATGTCCGACTCCTCTAAGCAGCAAGAAAACGCGGCTTCGGTATTGGTATTAACCGCGATAACTGGGGGGTCTGAATAAAAACGGGTTACTTTCATTTGTTACTCCTAAACGTATCCATTGCGGGTGCGGAATGATTGAATGGACTGCACATCTTCATGGGAGAAGTCTGTGTCAATCGGGTCGTTAGCCATTTGTCCAAATTGAGCGATAGGGCCGCGAGCGTTGGCAATATAAAGGTAATATTGCAGACGATCTAACTGTTGACCCGGTGGGACGCTTAACCCTTCACAAGCCGAGGAAAATTGAGCCGTCCGATCTTGACCCGTTTCAAATTCTCCAATCAGCAGTCGGCGCTCATGGGTTGTTAAAATCCCAGCGGCAATCATCTGATCACATTGCCGTTCGATAGCTCGGAGGGTTTCACCAATAGCTTGCTGTTCCTTGAGGGCTTCAAATTCGGCACGGAGTCCGATGTCAGCATTCATGGTGACAACGGGTTCAGCATGAATGCCTTCACTGAGGGAATAAGAATCATTGGGAGATCCCCCTAACTCAGTAAAAGCATTGGCAGCCAGATTAACGAAATCGTTATAATCTTGACCGTTTAACTGAAAAGCGTCTGCTAATTCGGCGGCGGTTTCGGGTTCGATTGCCAGCGTCCCATCAAACAGGCTAGAAATATCTCGCCCGTCTAATCCGGTGATTTCACTAACAACAGCAACACCATCATCAATTGAGTTGAAACGTTGCTCAATCAAACCCGCTAAAGTTTGACCAAATCCCTGAGAAAAAGAAGCAACATATCCCATGTTTTGGGAGTATTCTTCCATCTCGCCTTCATCTTCCATTCGAGATTCTTCTACGTCAATACCAAAGATTTGATACATCGTAGAAGCGACATCTTCAATCCCTTCTGCAACAACATCATCGACTTCATCTTCAGGTAAAACATCTCCATCTTCCTGATCTAGCGCGGCTTGAGTTGATAGCAAAAAAGCTACAGAAGCCGCAGTTGCTTCGTGAATTTCAGGGAATGTTGTGACGCTTAGCAATTGTTGTAAGTCTTCGAGTGCTAATGTCGATTGTTCTAATGCTTGTTCAATGTCATCCATCTTATTTCCTCCTAACTTGTTCTACAACGATTTTTCCATTTTTGGTTCTTCTGCGACGGGAAAACGTTTTTCCTATGCCGATACCGATAGCAGCTTCAGGTCTTGTCAAGATGAGAAGTCCTTGCTTAACTTTTGGGCGTTTTTCAAGGTATTCTCTATTGTTTTGCCTGAGTTGACTACGACCATATAAAGCACCTAGTCCTATACCTCCAATTGCAGCCGTACCATATAGTAAGGCATTGAAAGAAGCTAATTGATTTCGGTGTTTAACCCTCCTAATAATTATCATTTTCTATTCACTTGCTCAACAACGATTTTTCCATTTTTGGTACGACGACGGCGGGTGAAACTTTTTGATCCGGCTGCAATCATGCCACCTCCAATAAAAGCAGCAGCTAATGGGGCAACCCTGTAAGCACCTAACTTTCCTGGGTTCTGTTTTGCCCAACTAGCGGCAGCGTTTAAGTTGGCAGCATTTTTAGTGTTAGCAGCACTCGGATTCTTGACAACTTCTTGCATGGCTGCACCTGCTCTATCCTTTGCCTTTTCAGCAAGATATCGCCCGTACTTACGAAAAGGCTCTTTAATTAGATCAACGAGTCCAAAGTTTGCTTCATTGCTTACCCTTCGTCTTACAATAATCATGCTTTTCTCCTAACTTGTTCGACCACTATTTTTCCATTTTTAGACCTACGCCTTCGGGTGAAGAACGCACCCGCACCGACCAACCCAGCAACACCCAAACCAGCTAGTAATAGCTTTGTTGGTATTTTTTTAGGTACATCTTTTTCCGTGAGGTTAAACTTAGGCGGTTCTACATGAACTTTTTGATTTACCCTTTCTTGTGTTTTCTTGAAAGAATCATTTAATTTCTGGCGCAGTCTTTCAGCTTCTTGTGTTAGCTCTTTTTGACGAGGGGTTAAGTTTTCGGTATAAGATTTTGGTGTTGGAGTTGCAGACTCCCCTCCTACACGGATAACTCTCGACGGGTTCCCTGTCCATAAGTCTCTATCCAAAGATTGCCAACCCCGTTCATAACCACGCCTTGCGTATGTTTTCGTAGCCCTCCTTTGTTTCCTGTCATCACCCTTACTCCTACGCCCTTCTGGAAGTGCATAAGTAGCAAACAGCGCGGATTTGGCGGGTCTAGTCCTACGAACAATGATCATTGTTTTCTCCTAACTTGTTCAACAACAATCTTGCCTTTTTTAGTTCGACGACGACGCATGAACGTTGCACCCCCAGCGACAGCCGCACCCGCAGCAAGTAGACCCAATCCAGCAGCACCGCCAACAGCTAGTTTTCCAACCGAGCGAGAGTGTCTCCTAAAAGATTCCGCTCGATTATAAAGTTCAGTCAGTTTTTTTGCGTCAGCCGGATGAATGGTTGCGCGAGAGTTTTGTTTAAGCTGTTCCCTAAGTGAGTCATTCACTTTCTTAACCGCATTTTGATGAGGAGCTTCAGCCCAATCCGCAACTCTATTTCCAACTCTGTCAAAAATATCAGCGCCCTTTGCTTTTTTAGGATATCCACCACCCCAAGGGTCGCTATCAACAACTTCTGT